ACTTTATTGCTTGAAAATTATTATTAGCCTTGCTAATATCTTAGTCACTACTAGGAGAGTAAATTTTCATGACAATCAACGCTGCTACACCCCGCCAATGGAATCAATCCACTTCTAAATCCTATGTCGATCCCTACGACAAAAAACCAGCGTCAGACAACGTGTCGGCGCCTTCGCATTACACTGCTTCAAATATCGAATGCATTGATTACCTCGAAGATAATCTCGGACCAGGCTTTGAGTATTTTCTAGAAGGCAACGTCAAGAAATACTTACACAGGTTCCGTCTAAAGCACTCAGAGATAGAAGACCTCCGCAAAGCGCGATGGTATCTCGATCGATTAATCAATCATATCTCACAGGAAGATTGACCCCCAACCATCCAGGAGGATGCAATGGAAACCAAAGAATACTTCAACGAGCTATCAAAAACCGATAGCACTGTTCACCCTGAATTTGATACATACGCTGCTGTATGGATCAAGTCACGTATGCCCGAAAGATACAAAGAACTCGTCCATCAATACAAAGCTATTGAGGGAGAGATCTATGCGCAGCACCAGTGCAATGACGCCTCGTCAAGCTAAACGAGGCCGAGACTTCGAACGACGGAGCAAAAAAGACAGACAGAAATTACAAATACAACAGTTAAACGATCAATGGATTCGTAAAAGGCTCACTACATGCTCATAACACTGGATTTTGAAACATACTTTGACACCAAAGTATCGCTCACAAAGCTAACAACAATGGATTATGTCCGGCACGAGAAATTCAAAGTGCAAGGCGTAGGAATCAAAATTGATCACGAAGAAACAGAATGGTATGACGAACACGAAGCAGCAGACGCGATCAATGACATCGATTGGAGCGACGCGGTTCTTGTTTGTCATAACACCCCTTTCGACGGCTATATATTGACGCGCTACTACCAAGTCCTACCCAAGTATTACGTTGATACTGCGGCTATGGCTCGCGCATTAGCCCCTGGCTTATCAGCCAGCCTCAAAGACACTGCAATACGGCTGTTCCCTGACGACGAAACGATGCGTAAAGGTGACGAGCTCGCGAGTACTAAAGGTATATACGATCTTGACGAAGAACTATCTGACATACTCGGTCAGTACTGCGTCCAAGATGTCGACCTTACATTCGCCATCTACCAAAAAATGCACAAAGAAATGCCCCTCTCAGAGCTCGACCTAATCGACATGACCTGTCGAATGTTCTGCGAGCCAAAGCTGATCGTGGACCGCGAAGCATTAATCGCGTTCCGTGATACAACTATCGCGGCTAGTGAAGCTGCTATCGAAGCCGGTGGCGTCGACCGCAAAATACTCAGCTCAAACCAGCAGTTCGCACAGTACATACGGGACATGGACCTCGTACCGCCAACCAAGGTCAGCCCAACCACGGGTAAGAACATCCCTGCCCTGGGCAAAAACGATAAAGCCTTTACTCAAATGCAGCAGATGTATCCACAGCATCAGCACATATGGGCCGCTCGCAAAGCAGTCAAGAGCCGCATCAACGAGACAAGAGCGCAGCGTTTTATCGACGCAACGCATGATGACGGCACCATCTCTGTACCGTTACGATACTACGCGGCACACACTGGTCGCTTCGGCGGTACAGAAAAGATCAACATGCAGAACATGCCTCGCAAGTCTCCCCTGCGCCTCGCGCTCCAGTCACCTCCTGGTCAACTTGTATACGTTGCTGACTTATCAAACATTGAAGCCCGCATGCTTGCGTGGCTAGCAGATGAACAGGACTTACTGCAGCAGTTCCGCGACGGCGATGACATTTATAGCAACTTAGCGACGATCATATATGGGCGCCCTATCGATAAAGTCAACGACCCTACCGAACGGTTTGTCGGGAAGACCGCTGTGCTAGGTCTCGGCTACGGTATGGGTGCCCCTAAATTCCAAGCGACGCTAGAAGCTGGCGCTATGGGACCACCTATGCGCTTCACAACTAACGAAGCGTATGACGTAGTCAGCACTTATCGAAGTACTTACTCTGGTGTCCCAGGGCTATGGAATAAACTGGAAACCAAGCTGGCCAGCACTATTAACCCTGCATACTATGAACAGTGGAGATGCCTCGCCTTTGTAGGCGGCAAGATCCACCTGCCTAATGGACTCGCTTTACATTACAACGACCTACGTTTCGACGGTGGCAAGCTGACATACGACAGCCGCCACACGGAAACAACTTGGGGCGGGCGAATCACCGAAAACGTCGTACAAGCGCTATCGCGCCTTATTGTCACCGACGCGATGCTTCGCATTAAGAACGATAAAGAATTAGACGCAGACGTAGTACTAACTGTGCACGACGAAATAGTTTTAATTAGCAACGCTAATAACCCAGATGCTACAATGGAGAAACTCATTAAACATATGTGTACTCCTCCAAGCTGGGCACCAGATATACCGCTAGACGCCGAGGGAGGTTACGACACTCGATACAGTAAATAACTATGTCAAGACTAGTACTCACCCGAAAAATTGATGAAGAAATAATCATCCATAATGACGCAGGCGTTTTGGCGAAAGTTAAAGTATCTAAAGTCGATAGAAATCAAGTCCGGCTCACATTTGAAGCCTCTTCAGACATAAAGATTGATCGGCTAGAAATTTTCCAAAAGACGCCTTCTACAATAAATTAATATTAGCAACGGTACTATTATGCTGTTAAGCTAAAAGCTCTGTAGGAGGAGCCATGCAATTAACATTTCTAGAAGCCGCTAACGGACAGCGGTTGAGCAAGCGTCACTGCTCAGAAAAAGGGTTTACACCCTACCCCCACGTTAAAAACGTAACCTCGCATGAACAAGACGTGCCTTTAAACAGCGCGGGCTTAGCTATGCTCGAGCGGCTCATACGGGATCACTCTTCCCGAGGCCACTGTCTACTCAAAGGTGACCTCAAGCGTGCCCTAGAAAACGAGTCGCGAGCAGGTAAAACGAATCGTGTAGCGTACTCAAACTTGCTAGTACTAGACATCGACGGAATCACACTCCCAGATCATACTAATCCTAAAACCTTTAGTAACAAAGATGTCAGTACGCTAGCCAAAACAGTCATGCGGGAGTTACCCCCCGAAGCACAAGACTGTAGCTTCATCGCACAAGCATCTGCGAGTCTTGGCCTCAAAGGCGAAAAGATATCGCTACATATCTTTATTCTACTAACACACGCAATGCCCGCGAAAGCTATCAAACTGTGGTTACAACACTGTAATTTTAAATCAGAACTGTTTTGTTCACAGCTAGAGCTGTCCTCAAACGGACACTCACTCAAGTACCCACTTGATATAAGCGTTGCAGACAATTCAAAACTCATCTTCATTGCTCCTCCTACCTTTGAAGACGGAACCCACGATCCGTTCAGTACCCCTGATGAACGGATCGTGCGTGTTTCCGGTATATCCGACACTCTCGACCTCGCTAAGTTAATGAGCGATATCAGTCCCGAAGTAGTCCACCAAAAGAGTAATGAGCATAAAAACAAACTGCGTGTAAAACGAGGCTTCAATGCTAAGAAAGAACGCCTCACTATTGCCACAGTAAATAATAAGTCAGAAGAGATATTGACTAACCCAGACAGAATGTCCATCAATATCACTGACGACACAAACCCTCCATACATTCGTTGTAACGTCAACGGCGGAGACAGTAACGCCTATTACTTTAAGCTAGAAGACCCAACGTACATGTTTAACTTCAAAGGCGAGCCCATCTGGTCTATTGAATTAGCAGACCCTGACTTCTACAAGACACTCTTCGATGTATACCAAGAAGAAATGACTAAAGACGGACGTGCAAACTTTCCAGTAGTATTGCGAGACTACGATACCGATACGCACTACAACGGTCTGTTTGATCCAAACCTTAATCAGTTCACTGAAGACTTCCCGCTGACGCCATGCGCTGCTTCAAGTATCGAAGGCTTCATGCGATCACATGGTCGTGGCAGACCCGACTTCGTACCAGATGCAAAAGTAGTATTCGACCCTGCGTCCAATGGAGAGTCAGTTAATCTAACTAACGTCCCATACCACATAAACATGTTCCGAAGAACAGAGTATATGTTAGACCGCGCGTACCATGAGCAGCTCAGCATGGGCGACTCACATAAGATTGCTTCAGCATGCCCACTGATTTACAAGCTGATGACCCACATACTTGGTGGACAGAGCTTAGAAGTTGAACACTTCACCAACTGGTTGTCGTACATCTTCCAAACTAAACGCAAAGCCATGACCGCCTGGGTACTACAAGGCGTCCCAGGAACAGGTAAAGGAATCTTCTACACTAGAGTCCTCAGACCCTTATTCGGTAATGAGCACGTACCAATGCGCGCGCTACAGAACATCGAAGAGCAGTTCAACTTGTACATGCGTCAAGCGCTGTTCTTAGTAGTCGATGAGTTTCATATGGCCTCAGCAAACTCAGGCACTGTAAAGATTGCTGACAAACTCAAGAACGCTATTACAGAAAATACAATGACAATACGCGCTATGCGTTCAAATCAAGTGGAAGTGCCTAACTTCACCAACTTTATCTTCCTGACTAACCGTATGGATGCAGTCAAGATCGAAGAAGGCGATCGCCGATACAACATCGCGCCTCGCCAAGAACAGAAACTAGAGAAGGTATACCCAGAAGTAATCGCTGGTATCGATACCATAAGTAAAGAGCTACATACGTTCGCCGCTATACTTCGTAATTTTAATGTTAACAAGCAGCTGGTGCATACCCCTATTGCCAACAACGCTAAAGCGCAGATGGCGCAAGTCACCATGTCTGTAATGGAAGAGTTCTTCGCAGCAGTAAGGCACGGCAAGCTATCATTCCTTACAGATATCTTGGACATCAGTCTTACTAACGTGCTTCAAGGACAAGAGATTACTACCGCACAACGCTTCGTTAAGCAGTGGGTAGCTGAATCTCAAGAAGAGTACTCAGTAATACCTATGGAGCACCTGCGTGTTGTCTATGGCGTATTAACTGACGATCGCTTATCCCAACGTGAGTTCATCAAACGCGCAGAACGTAACGGACTGATTCGTGAACGTAGACGCGCTTACAACGCACCAAGATCAGCTAATCCGCTCACAGGCGTAGCTGTTGAGTGGCGCATCGATGACGAACAATTTAAAGAAATTACTGATAAGTATTTCGATAACAAGGACCGCAAATTACTTGGTGTCATGTAAAGATATTAGCTATACTAATAGCCCTATTTATCTACAGGAGGCGAGATGATTAAGCTAACGCAAGATACACGCCCTGACCCACTACCAGAATTTGAAAAACCAACAGAACTAGGCGACGTCCGTGCCTGGAGCTATTCTGCGCTCAAAGTATTTGAAGAATGCCCTTACCGAACGTACATCAGTCGAGTAAAAGGCGTCAAAGAAGTATCCGGCCCTGCTGCAGATCGTGGCACTCAAATCCACCAATACGCTGAAGACTACGTCAACGGCACAATGGGTGAGATGGCTGACGAGCTCTTTAAATTTAAAGACGAGTTCGAAGAACTACGTAGCTTATATATAGACGCCAAAGTCGAGCTCGAAGGCGACTGGGGATTTGACATCGACTGGGATGTAGTCGGGTGGATGGAAAAAGCCACGTGGGCACGCATCAAGCTAGATGCACTAGTCCAAGAAGACGACACGTCAGCACGAGTCATTGACTATAAGACAGGCAAGAAGTGGGGTAACGAAATTACCCACGGCCAACAGGGCCTGCTCTATGCAATCGGCACCTTCTTTAGATACCCACACCTACAGTTTGTACAGACCGAGTTCTGGTATCTCGACAAGGGTGAGACAACTAAGAAACAATACACGCGCGAGCAAGCCATGTTGTTTGCACCAGCGTTCCATCGCCGCGCAGTCAAGATGACGACTGAAAAAGAATTTGCTCCAACACCTAGTAAAGACAACTGCAGATGGTGCTCGTTCCGAAAAGGAGACGATCCCGAATGCACTTGGGGTGTGAGCTAACCAGCTTACGTATCTTCCCTCAGCGTAAGACCAAGCCCTACTAAGTTCAACTCTCTCTTAGTAGGGCTTTTTTATTCCCGATCGGAATTCAACTGATCCCCATGAACTATGAACAGAGATCCCCAATGAAAAAGCTACTTACCTATTTAAGCTACTCAATCGCAGTAGCAGCATTACTAACTATCTTCGCACACATGATTGCTGCAAGTTTATACACCCTAGCTTGCCTAATAATCTTGTGCGGTATCGCTTACTTCAACCTCAAGGCTACCAAATGACCTACGCTATATTAGTGTTAAACGCTATTGAAATTGCTTTCGTTATTATTACATTACTAGGAGTTATATATGATTACAGCAGGGCTACTTTCAGCTCTAGGACTACTGTTCCTGATATTTAAGTTCGGCGTCCGACGAGCTATCACCTACGACATACCACTAGACATAGCCGCTACCGGCCTCCTTATGTTCCTGTTCGCAGGTACATTCGGAGGCATGATGGTCGCTATGGTCGGCGGTCTCGTAGTGTCAATCACGTTATTTGTTATGAAAAAAACTATGGTGCGAGAGGAACTTATGTTTGTCAAAACTAAAAAGTTTCCGTATCGACAACTCCGCTGGATAGAGGTAGACCCATGAATGACTTCAAGACGTTGCTTGTAGGGCACGTGTCTCCACGTTTACAGGAACGAAACTATGCACAACTACTACAAAAGAAACTCAGAGATCGTCAGTTACAAACTAGTGACCGACCCCCTGGAAGCTATCTACTGGTCAACGTACCGTCTCAAAAAGAGCGACGTGGTACTAGAAACCAAGTTCGATCGAAGCACAACAGCCGAGATCAAACAGGAGATATTCGATGACATCATTAGCCGTGAACCTAATCCCAGTAAAAAATCTGCGACCTCCAACGACGAGGTATCGCAAAGGCGTAAAACCCCCAAGCCTCAATATGTTGAAACGGGGAAAACAAAACAAAAAGCTAGGGGATAAAGTAAGCGTCAAGATGTGGAAAGGCATGACAATGTACTCGCTCACGTTAGAAGAGCGCGCTACGTGCCCTACTGACTGTGAGCAGTGGGACAACTGCTACGGCGACAACATGCCGTTCGCTCACAGGTTCGATCACACGCACGTTGATTTCAAAGACTATCTCGAAGTACAACTGCGAGCACTAAACGATAAGCACAAAGAAGGCTTCGTAGTTCGTCTGCATGTCCTCGGTGACTTCTATAACGAGATCTATATTACTCAGTGGCAGCTATGGCTTGACCAGTACCCAAACATGCATGCTTTCGGGTACACACATCACGCATCTAAATCGCCGCTAGGTAACATGCTCAACAACCTTAACCGTATCTACCCTACACGGTTTCGTATTCGGTTCTCGGACGACCCTAGCACTACGTTTAGTGCCCACGTAACAAATAAGCGCAGCGGCAAACATTATCATTGGACGGCACCCAACGTCAGATTAGGAGGAGCTATTTTTTGCCCAGAACAACAAGGTAAGACGGACAGCTGCGCAAGCTGTGGGTATTGCTGGTCAAGCGATGAGCCTGTTATTTTTGTTGAACATTAATATTAGGATGGCTAATATAGATATATCCCCCTCACACGAGCTTACCCATTTGAAACTAACAAGTCGCGAGCTACTGCAACTTACACCAGCTAAATTAAAAACATACGGGTCATATGCCTTCGATCCTGACGATGACGACTACCGACTTTACTGTCGGTGTTGGCCAGAAGATCGCATCGGGACTTGGCCAAACGACTGTAAGCAATGCAGTAAACGTATTGGAATATGATTGAGCAATGATATTAGGCATGCTAATATACTAAACCATCAATGAGTGATGAATATGAAAGCATTTGAACACCAAACAGTCACTACTGACTTCATAAAAGCTAACGACCGTTGCTTAGTAACGTCCGATCCAGGTACAGGTAAAACACGCTCAGTACTGGACGCGATCGTGGACCGTAAGTCACGAACCTTAGTGCTCGCACCGCTGTCTATCTTAGAAGCATCGTGGGGCGATGACATCGAGAAGTTCACTCCTAATCTCACTTACGCTGTTGCGTATGCAAAGAACCGTGAGAAAGCTTTCAAAAGCGACGCGCGTATCGTTATCACTAACCACGACGCAGTGAAGTGGGTACTTAAAAACAAACATGTACTCGATGGTTTCGACACGTTAGTCATCGACGAATTCACTGCGTTTAAAAACAAAGATAGCCAACGCAGCAAAGCAATGCTCAAGATATCAAAGTACTTTACTAAACGCATTGCTATGTCAGGTACACCAAACAGCAACACAATCTTAGACATCTGGCATCCAACGCTAATCGTGGACGACGGAGAACGACTCGGGCATCGCTTCTATAGTTTCCGATCCGCAGTTTGTACTTCGCGGTTCAATGGTTTTGCAAACGAGTGGACCGACAAAGACGACGCTGAACAGATCGTTGCAGCAGCAATCAGTGACATCAATATCCGTTACGAGTTAGAAAGCTGTCTCGATATGCCCGAACAAACCACTCAGACAATGCAGGTAACACTACCTACTAAGATCATGAAGCAGTATCGCCAGTTTAGTGATGACTCAGTCTTGTACACAGGCACTACAACAATCAATGCCATTCACGCAGGCGCCAAAGTAAAGAAGCTTCTTCAGTTATGCACAGGTGCAGTCTATGACGAGCACGGTGTGGTGCAGTCAGTGCATCCAGAGCGGTATGAGTTAGTCATGCAGTTAGTGGCTGAGCGTAAACATAGCCTTGTCGCATTCAACTGGAAGCATGAGAAACGTGCTCTATGCGCTTTAGCAGAAAAGATGGGTATAGAGTTCGGCACTATCGACGGTGACACCCCTGCCCATCGACGCAAAGAAATAGTAGATCGTATGCAAGCAGGTCAACTTCAAGTTGTGTTTTGTCATCCTCAGTCTGCAGGTCATGGCTTAACTATGACCAAAGCAACAGCAGTTATCTGGGCATCCCCGACTTACAACGCTGAACATTACCAACAGTTCAACCGCCGCATCTACCGTGCGGGGCAAACACAGCGTACTGAAATCATACAGATCGCAGCTCGCGATACATGGGAGCCTGATGTGTATCAAAAACTAGAAAACAAGCTAGAGCGGATGGAAGACTTACTGTCAATTCTAAGCAAACTAAAAGCAGCCTGAAGGAGATCAGCATGAACATTAACGAACTAATCGAAGCACGTGCACGGGTAAAAGACGAGTCAGCTGTCTTAACCGCGCAGCTAAAAGAGCTAAACAAAACCAAGGATGAGTTGGATTATCAACTCTTAAACTCACTAGATGCGCAAGGTTTGTCACGTACAGCTAATGACAAAGCAAGTGTATCGATTAACCAAGATACTGTACCGGAAGTTACAGACTGGGATGCATTTTACGCCTATGTTCTGGAACAAAAGGACTTCAGCCTTCTACAACGACGGGTATCGTCGACTGCTTACAAGGAACTGCTCAAGCTTGAAGAGTCAGTCCCTGGCTTGCAGCCCAGAGAAATTCGACGCATTAACTTTCGCTCCCTCTAATTATATTAGTAACCCTCGTATAATTACTAAACATGAATCATGAAGAGAATAAAACCTATGAGTAAATCAGTAGCATTAGTCGCATCAACCGACGCCCTTCCAGCTCACTTGCAAGACAAACAAGGTATTGGTCGCGGCAACGAAAACGTCGGCTCAAATGTCCAAATCCCTCGCATCAAACTTCTCCAGAAGATGTCTAATGAAGTAGATAAACACCACGGCAGTTTTGTCGAAGGGTGTGAGCCAGGCCATTTGGTCAATACTTTAACCAATCACAACTATGGTAATGATCTCTATTGCATCTCGCTCCACTTCAAGACTGAGTTTGTCGTATGGCGTCAGCTAGATGTAGGCGGCGGTTACGGCGGCGCATTTACAACACACGAGGAAGCACAAGCGTATGTTGATGCACAAGACAAGCCGGCTGAGTACGATATCAATGAGACGCACGCACACGTTATCTTAGTAAAGAATCCTGAAACAGGTGCGCTAGAAAACTCTGTAGCCATTATGGACTTCGCTAGCTCAAAGCTACGCGTATCAAAAGCGTGGAACTCTCAGATAGGTATGCGCGGCGGTGATCGTTTCGCAGCCTTGTGGAAAGTGTCAGGTGTATCAACCGAAAACAAAATGGGCAAAGCGTTTATGAATTGCGAAGTCGCGTTTGTTGGATGGGCTCAAGAAGCTGATTACAAGGTAGCAGAAGGTTTATACGAGCAATATGCCGCCTAGAGATATTAGCCACGCTAATACCTAACTAATGGCCACCGGTTTACATACCGGCCCTTTTGGCAGCTTGATGCACTGTTGGTCACAACGCATCATTCCTATGAACGAACACAGTTTCATTAAGTCCATCCACAGATACTTGTCACCCGATGTACATTCATGGAAAATCCATGATACGTTCACGGGAGGTGTACCCGACGCCATGTATTCTGGACCTTCTGGGCTGCTATTTGTTGAGTATAAGTATGTAAAGGAACTACCAAAACGTGACACAACTCCAATCAAACACTCTCTTAGTCCCCTCCAAGCACAATGGCTTGAGCGCATGAGCGTGTCTGCACAAGCTGCTTTGATCGTCGGCGTCGGTGATACCTGCATAATATTAGTAGATGACTTTTCTACTAATATATGTAAATATAGGTATATAGAGGATTCTGTTAGCCGAAAAGAGGCCGCAGCATTCATCCACAGTCGTACTCACGCTCCATAAAACGAAGTATTTAGTCATGTCAAACCAAGACGCTATGCCTATCGCCGTCCAAAATTTACGACGAATTTGGGAGTCTAAGAAAATTGAAATGCACTTCAATCAGACAGAAGCCGCCGAAGAATTAGGGTGGACGCAAGGCGCTATCTCGCATTATCTAAATGCAATTACTGAAATGAACGCTCCAGCTGTCATCAAGCTTGCCAACTTTCTAAACGTCGACCCACTTGAAATCGATCCTGATATCGTGCACAACCTACCGCACATTAAAAAGGTTCTGGTGACGATGAGTTCAGACGACGTCACTAAAAAACAAACTAAGTCGATGTATATTCGCGATGATATCGAAAGTTTTTATGTGGAGGTCGTCGGAAATAGACACCTGGAAAATCATCCAGAAGTCATTCTGATCAGCAGCTTGGACAAAAGCATAACGGGTTTTGCAGTATGCTGTCTGCCAGAAAAGTACGCAGGGAATACGCTGATCGCTGTGCGTCTGAAAAAAGAAAAGCTCCTTCGATTCTATCTAAAAACCGAAATGCCCCCCGCCAACACAATTCACACACTGTGGGCAGTCATCAGCATGAACTATCAATAACCGCGTGTTTCGCCGGTTCTTTTCTAGCACCTTTATATGTGTATATATAGGCATTTAAATGTGTATGTATAGGCATTTAAAGGCAATGTCAGGTATAGATTTGTATTGTCTAGTTACTACGAAATAGAGGTATTTAAGTGTAGATACTTCGTAAATCCTTCGTTATACTCATGTTGTATTATTAGTATTGGTATTAATTAAACAGACTTGATTGCTTGTTTTATTTTCAGTTATTATCTCTAAAGGATTCAATTACTTATCATGATGACTAACATTTTAACCGTGAAGTACGGTCCATTTATGGACATGGAAGAGCTCGCCACACTACTAAGAATTAAAAAAGAATCAATGTATCAGCAAATATACCAGGGCAAGCTAGACTTACCTCACGTCCGACGCGGCAAGAAGTACCTGTTCCCTACCCACGAAGTAGGTCTCTACCTCGACACCAAGCTAGAGGAAACTAGATCCTAGTAATCAACTAAGTCTTCAGGTCTCAGATTCACGTAGCGCGATAACTGATCGAAACTACTGTGGCCGCTAACAACTTGAACTTGTTCTAGACTCATTTTCTTAATCTCGAACATTCGCGAGATAGCCTCATGGCGTAAGTCATGGAATGTAAGGTCGGCGATCCCCGCCTCTATGCATACCCGCGCAAACTTGTCAGAGATCGACGCTGCATTGTTTACATGAAACAGGGTATCTGCCTTGCCAAAGTAGTTCTGGCCGCGTAAGAGCACCTCTCTAACGCCCTTAAATAGCGGTATTACAGCCTTTTTCCTACCTCCGATACTCTTCTTATCCTTACGCAAAAGCGTAATAAGCCCCTTTTCTAGATCAATATCAGTGTGCCTGAGCGCATGAATTTCTCCCTGACGCATCCCACTTTCAATCGCGATGTCTACAGCGAGCATAATCCACTTGTGATTACCCGCTGCTTCTTTGATTCGATCGTATTCTCCAGGCTTTAACCGCCTATCCCTGTGAACACTCCCCATGATTATTTTACGATCCACTAATTCTTTAATGGCTATGCCTGTAACGTCTTCCTCTACCTTTACTCGACTAACGCGAATAGCCTGCTGCAGGTAACTCATTTGTTTTTGTAAAGTGCTAGGGCTAACAGTACGGCGACGGTGTGCTGCAAAGTCTAAGACGTCATCAACAGTGAGGTCGTGTATTGACCACCCCTCGAAGTATCGTTTGAGTTGATTAAGCGAGGACATCTTCGGACCGGCTACTTCGAGGTCAAAACGCTCAAAAGAATGTATGAGGTTATCGATGATGCCATCGATAAGCGTGAGCCGTGTACCGCGAGTATCGATCCACGATCCGTTGTCCATGCTCGTTTCTATACGACGTGCCCAGGCTGTTGCTGGGGCTTTGGTTTTAAAGTTCTTTCTTTGTATCGGGAGCCCTTTTCGCTTGACGATAGCTTGCCAGCTCGTGCCCCTCTTCCTAATTGTAGCCATATTATCCCCTCCTAGGGTGCCATATGGGTGCCAAGAGGTTGTAATGTATCAAAAAAGCCCCTACAGCTCAATGGCTATAGGGGCTATAATAATTGGCGGAGAGAGAGGGATTCGCCTGCAATAAAGAGGTAAAACTGTTATATATCAATAGGTTAAGCTATATATACTTCTATTTACAGTCTTCTACCGTGAAGACGTAACCTATTGATATCTCTATATATTTTATTTTAGATTAATCCTGCGGGTGCCTTTGGCACCCTACAGGTCTTGCTTGGCTATCGCGCCGAGTGCTACAAGTATAAAGCCGATCACGTACAGTATCATAACTACCTCTGGTTGATTGAGGCGCTATTATAATCGTTACCATATCTTGTTAATAATGACTAAAGCACATACCCTTTATGCAGCCTCATCAGCCGGTAAATACACCTCGACGTAAGCTCCACATCCTGGGCAGCTAAGATTCGACACCATGTAAAACGGGCTATCTTCTTCCTCGGTGTCAATGTCATGGTCCCCGCCCCATATTAATTCGCCTTTACAATGCCAGCAATTCAATACGATCCCCTCTTCTTCTTAGCCTTCTTCTTCGGCTTGTCTTGTTGATTCAAAACGCACTGCTTACCCTTACCTTTATGCATATCTATTACTCCGGTTGGTTTGGCCACGACACGTCATCTAGTGACGTAGCGTTAGCATTGTTAGCGGGCACATCTCTCAGCGCCTGCCTATAAGTTGCCCACGCAGCTCTAACTTCTGTGTTAAGCGTAACGTCAGACATTTGAGTCCAGTCAGACATCGCTAAAAATCTAGCGCGATCTAAACGAATATTATCGAACAGGGCTTCGGTACTAAGCACCCACGCTCCGCTCACCCAGAAATGAAATTCGGAGGGACGATCTCCCTTACTCTGCCAGCCACCATCCCAATATTTGCCGATAATGTAATCGTCGTCATTGGATTCGTATGGGATATGCCGCGCTGTGTAGTCACCATAGGTGTCACCGTCTGTGTACTGGCTGTCGACTGCAGGTGAAATCGTATATCCCACCTCTCCGTTCTCCGTACACATTGCTACCTTAATCATAATCGCGTTCCTGTTATTAACGTCCTGGTGGAAGAGCCGCCCTTGTCCACAAAAAAGTTTGTTTGGTCGGCGTAATACGCACCTGCCGACATGGTTATCGTTTTAGCGGAATAGTTAAATGTGAGGTGGCTGTGATACCAATTAATCTGATACCCCTCCTCAGCCATACTGTCTGTATTTGGATTGAAACTTGACGGGCCATTAAAGAACCGCTCGACAAAATTAGTACCTGTATACAATCCATACACGCCCGCCATATTCGATTGCGTCAACGGGCCGACCGAGGTGTTCTTACTCATGACTCCCATTGTCGCTTGTGTCGCGCGGAAATTGACTCTTTCACTGCTGTACCCAACATCGCCTGAAGGCGTCATGACCGTTAAGCCGTAGCCTGTGTTTGCCGCGCTGGTCGAGCCGCTTACAAAAATTGCGTATTTAATCGTCTCATTAGTAGGGAAGTTATTAGACCAAAACCAAAACCGCCACTGTGTACCAACTTTATATTTCCATACCCCGCAGTTCTTAACGCCGGACTCTGTGGTAGGTTTTATAAAAATAAATATATCGCGGTTCCCAAATACAGATGACAGCGTAATAATCTGCTGCCTCGACGCATTACCACTAACCATATCTGAGTAACTAGAAACCGTAGCTGTTCCTGAAGCAACCTCCATTAGCTGTGGTAATGTCCCGTCGATCTGGTAAAACCCAGACTCGTTAATACATGTAAATCCATACGCCATTTTTAAATCCTAAAGACCTGAACACGGTAAGCTAAGCTGCCTGAGTTCGAGTGCTGTAGCGTGAGAGTGACGTAGTTAGTCGCGCCAAATGTAAGGGACACATCATCGGTGCTGCTGTAATCCCCCGCCAAAGGGACGTCGTTGCTCATAGCCCAAGTACCATCATTCGTGATACCCGCCACGTACACGCTGATCGGAGATGCGTTCTGCGTTATGGTGCCCGACAAAGTGCTATGGTGACGGATCATCCGATCAGTGGTATCTAATCTAATATTGCTCGAAGCGTCCCACACTCTTAACCCGTGGCCCAAGATACCCGCGTACTTATCCCAAGTAACTCCTAACGCGGCGCCATCAGCGCCCGGATTGTTATGCGTCCACCCTAAAACCCAGTAGTAATAATTGACCCCCGGAGTCGTACTAAAAGACGGGCTCGTTTGCCAATGACTCGCTGGGCTAGTCTGGCTAGACGATGTTGCTTGCCACACAGGTGGCGTAGCCGTAGTAGTCTGAGAATAATAAATAGTGGTAAAGGTGTCACCAGCTGGAATAAAAGCTGATACGGTAGCGGCTGTGAAGTTCGAGTTCTGTGTGACGCCGGTAATCTGTGGCCGCGACGGCACAATCTCTGAAACAGGGTAAGGTGAGCCCAATTCAATGGTGGCCCCATTTTTACGACGAGCGTAGTAATACAGCTTTGATCCGCGAGCCTGTGTAAAACCAGCATGAGACCATGTAGGGGATTGGGCACCGTCTGATGGGGCGTTACCGGAAGCATCAACGGCTGGCACCCAACCTGTATCGGCAGCATCGGGGTAGCCTGATGAAATGCTATATATCTGGGTCGACTGCAGCACCTGCAGTACTCCCCCGCTGCCTGTGTTGGAGAAATTATAATTTATAGCGACAATACCAGCAGCGGTTTCGTCTGCTACGATTGCGCCATTAGAAGTAGGCGCAGTCATTAAGCGAGGTTACCTAGTCGTACCCGTAGAGTATTACTCGAGTCGTAGACAGAAATCTTGTCGCCTTGTAGATGCATTCTCCCCCCCGTGTTGGCAGAAGCTAAGTTTATTGTTGCCCCCACGCCGACGAGATTAAGTTTATTTACGCCTATTGTTCCAGCGTCAAGCCGATCCGCATTGAGAAATCCAGTCGTAATCTTGTCCGCGCCGATTGTCCCGATCTTAGCGTTAGTAATGGAGGCGTCTTTTATTGCGGCTTCTTTAATATAGGTAACACCACTGTCAATAAAGAATGGAACGTTCGCCGCTGTAGGAGTCACCGTCCCAGTTCCGTCAGCAGCAATACCATCTGCTGTTGAAGCGGGGTCAATAACCGCGAACCGATCAGCACGAACAATAAACGCAGATGTTGGGCCCGCATCTGTATCCGTGCTACTTAAACCAAAACCCGTGATATGCCCTTTGTTATCAATCTTCACAGAGTACTGAGCATTTAAACCGTTGACACTGCCCGCCGATGTGTTTAGCGCCTGCTGGAGAGTGACGTTATCCGCTACACCTGTTGTTGGGTTGGTGTAGCTTGAGCTAAGGTAATCTATTTGGGCAGCTGTCGCTCGCGCGGTGCCATTCGCATTCAGCACAGATGTTTTCATTGTGCTTAAATTTGTAGAGGAAACTACGGCGTTGCCGTCGCTATCTTTGAGTATCGAGTTTAGGCCGTGAATAGATTGCGCCGATGCGGAACTAGAATTTCCATCAAGCAGGTTCAGCTGTGTAATCTTACTCGCGCTATCTTCGGTGCGAGCTATGTCGCCGTACAGCTTCCAGTTAGTTGTTGGCGCTGCAAACGTAGTTGGTAGGGTGTCCGACGTGCCTGCGGTTACAGCGATAAGACACACATACAGCTTTCCACCGGCATCTCTAACAACCTCGTTAACTGCATATGTGCCCGATGCAACCCAAGTCGGTATCTTCCCTCTTACCCCAGCAACCGCAGTGCTCACAGTAGCCGCAACTTGACTGGCGGCTTGGTAGCCTCGCCCCGTAATATTACCGTTAACGTCTGCTAAGCTTTGGTAGCCTCGCCCCGTAATATTACCGTTAACGTCTACTAAGGTTTGGTAAGTGGACAGCTGGGTGTTAAGAGATGTAGCAAGCTCGCTAGATGTTATTGCATTCGAAAGGACCGCTATCTGATGCGCAACATCTGTCGCTGTCGACGCAACCGTACCGCTGCCGCTGTTCCACGGTCCAGGTACACCTGCTGTATTAACGAAGCGTATCCAATAATATCTTGTAACTCCTGACCCTACAGGATCGCTGAAGCTAATCCCAGGCGAGACTGCCGCTAAAGTAGCGTCGCCTAAAGTATCAGAAGTGTGTGACCAGATCTCCGCCTGATTATGACCTTTATAAAATGCTCCGCCCCAGAACAAATTAATAACAGAGTACGCGCCATTCGCCGTGAAATTAACAGGGGCGTAAGGCATCGTAGGGATTGGGCCGAGGGGCGCGAATCCAGTATTGCCTGCCCCATTATTTGGGTCAAACGGCGTCGTTTTTAGTTGAGTCGCGAGTCCCGAATCAATAAGCTCCCGAAGCGTAATCGCGCGGTCTATCGGATCGCCCTTTCTGCCAAGGCGAATCTCAACTGCTTCGATTATCGACTCTATGATCTGGCGAGTTTGTGGATCAAGGCTAGGGGGTAGCTTACCAATACCTGGAACTTTTGTAGGGCGTACTGTCATGTTCCGCGCACCTCATCAATTGATTGCGCGAGGCAGAAGTCGTCAATGTCCGTGCCTTCGACTTGTACTTCCCACTCCTGGGCCACAACCGCTGGCATACGCATCAAAGGCTCGCGTAAGGTTGCGTCGCTAATCCCGTTAGGAACTGCTGTAGCTTGAGTGTAGACATTGTTCGCATACGTCAATGTGTAGTCTGCAACCAACGTGCCATCAGCCCAAACCTTTACTGTTGCGGGGTACTCGCTCGCGTGCATCGACACCCAGCTCATAGATACTGGAGCGGGAGTCACGAACTTCTTACTCTTAAACTTGAGCGCGCGCTTAGTTGCACTGCCCCTGTACTTCTTAATCTTATTGCCGACAATGATGTAGAGCTCACCGTCTTTCGGGTTCATGTAGCCACCGCGCACTTCAGAAGAAATGCTAAGGGTAGACAAAACATTCTCATCACCACGAGGATCGTAAACCCAACCGCCGTGACTGCCACCGCTTGTCCAAAATGCTACATAAGTTCCTTCATGTCTAAACGCGCGAATCGACGTTGGGTAAAAATCAGTATTCCACTGCTTAACAGAAATCAAACCTTTAGTGACTACTTGACCGCTAGCACTTTGTATAGCGCACAAACCTTCTGGCCCTGCGTAAAGAACGAAGTCGCCCATATCCACTACCGAATGCTTGTTAACACAGGCTTGGGCCAGATCAATACGGACCGAGGTCATGGCACTTGGTTCGGTGCCCGTTATAAAGTATGGCTGACCATCTGTCAGCGCCGCTACACCATTTGCTGTTGAGGCGATCGCTACGATGTCTTCTTCAGTCGTTATACGATAGCTAATTGGCCAAGCGTATGGGAGAAAGGGCTCGCTAAGACAAAACCGTTTTCCGGTAAATCCTGCAAATGTTCCTTGCGCTAACGGAATTAAACCTTGCAGCGGACCATCAGGATATAACGCGGCATTATCATCCGGCGGACCAATCCAACCACTGCTAGGTAATATTTCGCCAAGAGTTGCTGCATCTTTTGTGTCGGTATAAGCAGTCGTTGTATACGCTACCTGATCGACGAACTGAAACTGGGTGTTAGTCGAACCCGTGTTCGAACGGTAAATCCTTTTTAACGCGCCTGCGCTAAAGTTGTAGTTACCAGAGGGTTGGTCCGCAGTAGGCATCGTCAAAGCCACTGACTCGGTATCTGTCAGTTCGATTACACCCGTAGGCGACGACGGTGGCCCTTCTTCACCATTAGCCGTAACAAACGTATAAACATAACTCACGTCGTTGGGCGTGGCGGCTGGATCTGCTGTCCCAGATTTGATAACTGTTGGTGCGTTTGTGGGAGCTGGAACGCCGAGCCTGTAGGAATTAACAGGGTATCCTGACGTACCAGACACGAGCGTTGGCAACGTGCCGACTCGTGGGTAGTCGTCACCTGTAAAATAAAGGCGGTCCGTAGTATCACCTGGAATTGGGCCAGGAACCACAGACACATGATCTTCTGGCCACTCTAACCAATAGGTATCACGGTAGAAATATATGGAGTTGCGGTCAGTCGCTTGAAGAGTATAAGTATCAGAATCGGCAGTCGTCGAGACCAAGCGGCCAGACTCAAAATCTATGTTTTCTGCAACCTGCCCGAACTGCTCGCCAAGTAACCTTGGAGAGACGCCTGGAGCTATGCCTGCAAACCTGTCTCGTTTGAAATACGCCATTAAAACCTCTTTAGAGTATTATATTAGGATTGCTAATATAAAGAAAGCTAGAAAATCGGGATGAAATAAAATGCTGCCACACCACCTATCAGTAGCAGACACGCGCCACCCACATTTTTTAACAGCTCACTGCGCTTAGTGATTGCACGGTTACGGGCAAGCCGTTCGCGCTCAGCTTTGTGCTTATGCTCCATTAATGACTTGTGCTGAATGGCTAACATGTCACGCCAAACCTGACGCGGCGTAACCTTCTTTAATTCTTTTTCTTTTTCGCGAATCTCGTTCTTAGCCCAGGCTAACTCAAGAGCTTCTTGCTGGGTAAGAACGTGACCACCATCTTCTGCAGCAGCCTCAATCTTCTCAACTGCTACCTTACTTTCTGTAAGAGTGCCAAACACGTTAGCAAGACCAGTCAGGTTGCTACCAGACTCTTTAACGACAGCAATGCCCTCATTAAGAGCCTTTAAGCCACCTACTAATAAACTGATCTCCACAAGCAT